TTAAAAATTTTCTGCCGGGGCGGGTTCGAAGCGAGTTTCGACCGGCGCGCTCAGGTGTGCGCGCGCCTCGGCGAAGATCGCCGCGACATCGCCGCGCGCCAGGCGCTTGCTGTCCGACAGCACCCGGCGCCAGCCGCGCGCGCCATGCACGCCGCGGTAGAGGCCGAGCGCGTGGCGCACGATCGCGCCCAGGTAGTTGCCGCGCGCGACTTCGTCGATGCAATAGGCGATCAGCCGATCCTCGATTTCCTCGCGCGTCGGCGCAGGGCCGGCGGCGCCGTAGAAACGCGCGTCGACCTCGGCCAGCACGAAGGGGTTGTGATAGGCCTCGCGGCCCAGCATCACGCCATCGACGTGCTGCAAGTGGGTTTCGACTTCGTCCAGCGTGGTGATGCCGCCATTGATGAGGATCTCGAGATCGGGGAAATCCTGCTTGAGGCGGTAGGCATAGTCGTACTTGAGCGGCGGGATCTCGCGGTTTTCCTTCGGCGAGAGCCCCTTCAGGATCGCGTTGCGCGCGTGGACGATGAACACCTCGCAGCCTGCCTCGGCGACCGTGCCGACGAACTCGCGCACGAACGCGTAATCCTCGATCGCGTCGACGCCGATCCGGTGCTTGACCGTCACCGGGATCGACACGGCGTCGCGCATCGCCTTCACGCAATCGGCCACCAGCGCCGGCTCGTTCATCAGGCAGGCGCCGAACGCGCCGCGCTGCACGCGCTCGGAAGGGCAGCCGCAGTTGAGGTTGATCTCGTCGTAGCCCCAGTTCTCGCCGAGCCGAGCCGATTTCGCCAGGTCCTCGGGTTCGCTGCCGCCCAATTGCAGGGCGACCGGCGCTTCCTCGGGCGTGAACGCGAGATGGCGCGCGACGTCGCCGTGCAGCAGGGCGCCGGTCGTCACCATTTCGGTATAGAGCCAGGTATGGCGCGAAATCGACCGGTGCAGCGACCGGCAGTGGCGGTCGGTCCAGTCCATCATCGGTGCAACGGAAATCCGGCGGCCCGTTGATTTCTTTGGTTTTTCCTGATGAATCATAGTGTTGCGACCATTTTAAATCTGTCCCTTTGCCTACTCTTGCCGGTCGATTCGATTGTTTTTACACCCTGGTGCTACAACGTAGCACCGTAAGACAGGAATGTAGCACCGGGCGAAGGGGCACGATCGTACCGACAAAACGAAAGGACGAAAGTATAGGCTACACCGCTCAGATCCGTTTGAAAGTTAAGGGAAAAGTGGTCCATGCCGAGGCCAAGACGTTCGACCGCGAGCCGGCCGCGTCGGCCTAGATCAAGAAGCGCGAGCGAGAGCTATCTCAGCCAGGGGCTATCGAGGGGGCGAAGCGCGAAGATCCGACGCTGGGCGAGGTGATCGCGCGCTATATCCGCGAGGACAAACGCGGCATCGGGCGCACGAAAAAACAGGTGCTGGAAACGATTCGTGGCAAGGACATTGCCGAGCGGCCGTGCTCGGAGCTGCGGAGCGCGGACTATATACAGTTTGCCCGGTCGCTCGACGTGCAGCCGCAGACCGTCGGAAACTATATGTCGCACCTGGGCGCGATTATCCCGATCGCTCGGTCAGCATGGGGGTATCCGCTGGCGGAAAGCGAGTTCGATGACGCCATGGTGGTCGGGAAGCGGCTGGGCCTAACGGGGAAATCAGTGGCTCGGGATCGCCGGCCGACGCCGGACGAGCTAAATCGGATCTTGGAGTATTACACCGAGATGGCGAAGCGGGAGCGCGCTGAACTGCCTATGCGCGAGCTAATTGTGTTCGCGCTCTTTTCGACCCGCCGACAGGAGGAAATCACGACGATCCGCGTCGAGGATTTCGAGGGCGATCGGGTGCTTGTGCGAGATATGAAGCACCCTGGCCAGAAGAAAGGAAATGACACGTGGTGCGATGTGCCGCCCGAAGCGGCGCGAGTGATCGAGGCGGTGCGGCCGAAGTCAGGGCCGATCTTTCCCTACAATCATCGATCGATCAGCGCCAGTTTCACCAAGGCTTGCGCCTTTCTCTCGATCGAAGACCTGCATTTTCATGACCTCAGGCATGAGGGGGCATCGCGGCTGTTCGAAATGGGATTGAACATCCCTCACGTTGCGGCTGTCACTGGTCATCGGAGTTGGTCATCCTTGAAGCGCTACACCCACCTGCGCCACGTGGGCGACAGGTGGGCGGGGTGGGCATGGCTTGATCGAGTGGCCCCGCTTTAGGAGCAAAGCTGATTGCATTCCTTGACCGCGGCTGCACGACGCTGGTCGATGTAGGCAGCAAGGTCGGCCACGTGCATCCCCTTGGCGGCTTTCTGCGATCCTTCGATTCGAACCAGGGGGAGGGCGATCTCGCCGGCGTTTATCTTGCGTTGCAGCTTCTCCGGCGTCAGGTGGGAGAAATAGTCCCGGCACACGAGTTCAATCGGGATAACAGCGGCGGCGCCGTACTGCGCCATGAGCAGAAAAATTGTCGTCATGAGCGTTGACCCTCCTTGGCAGCGCGGTCGACTTGCTCGACCTCGACCAGCGCATTGTGTGCTGCATCCGTATGTACTCGCGCCTCGGCTGGCCCGCCGTCCTGCGGTGCGAACGCTGCATGGCGTTCGTTGACCAGATCGCTGATAGCCTCGGCCAGCGTCTCGTCCCGCATGTGAGGGTGGATTGTGTGTGCCAGCAGTTCGAACAGCGCGGCGCCGACGTTAGCTAGACCCGCGATCGTTCGCCGATTGCTCGGTTCGAAGTCTAAGTCGCCGTCGTAGACCGCATGGAAGTGGTCGATTGCCTTCGTCGCGTGAAGATAGCGCTCTGCCTGGCCCATCAGATCCGAGCAGTCGATGTGGGCGGCACGTAGGCGCTTCACGGACGCGACCACGATTTCGCGTGCCTTGGCGAGGGCGGCGAGACGATCACCCTGTCGGGCGTCGTGTTCCCTGCTCTCGGCGCCGGCACGACGCAGATCAGCAAGCTGCGCGCGATCGGCAGCCGCATGAAGCCGGTGCGGCTCACGACGGGCAGCGGCGACGTGCTCGGCCGCTGGCTGCTGCAGACGATCGAGGAGGAGCAGGACGCCATGCTGGCCGATGGCCTGCCCCGCAAGCAATCCTTCACTGTGGAGTTTGGCCGCTATGGCGAAGATTTTAAGAACGTCTGAGGGGGATGTGCTCGATACCTTGTGCTATCGGGTGTACGGGACGCTGCAGGGCACGGTGGAGGCGGTCTACGAGGCGAATCCGGGCCTCGCCGCGAGGCCGCAGCCGTTCGCCTCGGGTGTCGAGATCGTGATGCCGGATATCGAAGCGCCGCGTGACGAAACCGTGTCGCTCTGGACATAGCGAGGCACGATGGAAGCGATCTTTCAGATTATCGCGAACGGCGACGATGTCACGAAGGTGATTCAGGACCGGGTGATGGAGATCCGGACCGTCGACAAGCCTGGCCTGGATGCGGACGAATGCACGATCACGCTGGACGATCGCGACGGCCGGATCCGATTTCCGCCCAAAGGCGCGACGGTCAAGGTGTCGCTGGGATGGGAGGGGCAGGGGCTGTCGATGCTGGGCGAGTATGCCGTCGACGAGGTCGGACTGCGTGGGCCGCCGGCCAGCGTGGTGTTTCGCGGCAAGCCGGCGAACATGCGGGCGACGTCGAAGACGCAGCGCTACGGGAGCTGGTCGAACGTGCGGTTGGCCGACATCGTCGGCGATGTCGCGCGCCGCAATAAGTGGTCGGCCGCGTGCGACGTCGACGTGGTGGTGCCTCGGGTCGACCAGTTCGGCGAAAGCGACCTGCATTTCGTGACGCGGCTCGCCCGGCAGTATGGCGCGACGGCGACGGTCAAGGCCGGCAAGCTGATCGTGCTGCCCCGAGGCGGCGGCAAGAGCGCGAGCGGCAAGCCGTTGCCGGTGGTGACCCTGACGCCCGAGCTGCTGCTCGACTATGACATCAATTTCCCCGATCGCGCGAGCTTCGCAGCGGTGCGCACCAAGGTTCACGATCGCAAGACGGGGAAGAAGATCGACCTGACGATCCCCAATCCGGATGCGCCGCAAGGGGCGGCCGCGGTTCATACCGAGCGCCACGCGTTCGCCAGTCCGCAGGCGGCAAAGGCGGCTGCCACGTCCAGGCTGGAAACGCTCAACCGGCACACGTCGACGAGCCGCCTGACGATGCGCGGCCGGGCGGATCTGTCTGCCGAAAAGACGATCGCGCTGAAGGGGTTCAAAGAGGGTGTCGATGGGGAATTTCTGATCGAGGCGGTCGAACACACGTTCGCCTCGCGGGGCTGGATCACGGTGGTGACGTTGAACGGAGGGAACAAGGGCAAGGCGAAGGTCGGGCACAAGAAGAAGTCGGGCAAGAAAATCGATCTGGTGGTGCCGGCGCCGACGTAACGCGCCGCGCGAGACCGATGCAGGCCGCTCACGGGCAACCGGAGCGGCCTTTCTTTTTTCAACGGGGGTGGGATGGGTGACGAGAAGCAGGAGGGGCTGGCGGTACAGATCGCCACGCTCACGCAGCAGATGCGATCGGTCGCGGCGAGCGTCGAGGACATCAAGCGATCTGTGCAGCCGTTCGCGGATCTCGATCGTGGGTTCGCCGAGATGCGCGTGCGGGCGGAATCGGTGCGCGAGGACGTCGGACTGCTGTGGGCGCGGTCGCAGGCCGAGGAGCGTGCGCGCCTCGATCAAGCCGGTGATATCGCCGAGGTGGACCGGAAGGTCGACGCGATGAGGAACCGGGCGACGGGCGCGGTCTGGGTGCTCGGCATCGGCCTCGGGGCAGTACAGGCGTTCGTCGTCGGCTCGATCGTCTGGGTATTCACGCACGTCAACGAGGCGGACGTGCTCAATCGACTGCAACAGCAGCGTATCGAAACGCTGGAACTGGCCATTGGCCGAGGGGGAAAGCCATGAATGTCACGGCAAAGATCGACGCGCTGATCGGGCGTGAGGGCGGTTTTTCGAACGATCCGAACGATCGCGGGAACTGGTATCTGGGCAAGCTGGAGGGGACGATGTGGGGCGTGACGGCCGCCGAGGCGCGGGCGAACGGTTACCTCGGCGCCATGAAGGACATGCCGCGCGCGACGGCCGTCGCGATCTACGCGTCGCGCTATTGGTCGCGGCCGAAGTTCGACCAGGTCGACGCGATCTCGACGACGCTGGCCGAGAAGCTGTTCGACATCGGCGTGAACGCAGGGCCGGCCACCGGGGTGAAGTTCATGCAGCGTGCGCTCAACGTGCTGAACCAGGGCGGTAAGGTGTTCCCGGACATCGCGGCCGATGGCGGTATCGGCCCGATGACCCTCGCGGCGCTGAAGGCGTTTCTACAGCAGCGCGGCGCGGACGGGCATCGCGTGCTGTACGGCATGATTGCCGCGCAGCAGTCGGTGTTCTACATCGAGCTGGCCGAGCGTCGCCCGGAGAACGAGGCGTTCGAGTATGGCTGGCAACTCAACCGCGCGCTGGGGGTGTGAGCATGTTCGATATTCTGAAAACGGTGGCGCCGTGGCTCGTCACGGCATTGACGGGAGGCGTGCCAGGAGTCGCTGCAATGGCCGCCTCGGCGATCGCTGACCGGCTCGGCCTGGGTGATGGCTCGGTCGAGGCGGTGACGTCGGCGCTGTCCGGCCAGTCGGTGACGCCCGAGCAACTGCTCGCGCTGAAGCAGGCCGACGCGGACTTCGAGCTGAAGATGCGGCAGGCCGGCTTCGCGCATGCCGAGAATCTGGCCGGGATCCAGGTGCAGGCCGACAAGGTCGCGGCCGACGCTCGCGCGAGCGCCCGGCAGTATGCGGCGTCCGAGCACGATCACACGGCTCGCAACCTGGCCTACATGTACACGGTGGCGCTGTTCGTGGTGATCGGGCTGGAGTTCTATCTGGCGATCGGCGAGATCCGGATGCCTGACGTCGTGAAGAGCACGCTCGACACGCTGCTCGGCGTGCTGATCACGATGGTGATCGGCTCGAAGGAGTATTTCTTCGGCTCGTCGTCGCGGGCGGATAAGCAGACGGCGGAGATCACGCGGTTCGCGGTGTCGCCGGACATTACCGTGAGCGCGGGCGTGGCGCGAGGAGGGGAGGCGGACAAGTCACTTTGATCGCGCGCAAGCGCTGAAGAAGAACAGGGCGGCCGGCTGACGTGCGCGAACACGTCGACCGGCCGCCTTTCCACTGAATCGGCCAGTGAATTAGCCAAGGCCCTGTTACCTACCGGTAGGCGGGCCGGATTCTACACCAAGTTTAAAAAAGGCTTTCACAATGGCGGAACCCATCATTCCCTGGCTCGGCGGCAAGCGTCGTCTGGCAGACATCCTGATCCCCCGTTTTCCGGCGCACGAGTGCTACGTCGAGGTGTTCGCGGGCGGGGCGGCGTTGTACTTCCTTCGGCCGCCGGCCAAGGTCGAGGTGATCAACGACATCAACGGGGAACTGATCAACTTGTATCGGGTGGTGCAGCACCATCTGGAGGAGTTTGTAAGGCAATTTAAGTGGGCGTTGACGAGCCGTCAGGTGTTCGAATGGCTCAAGCAGACGGTCCCGGAAAGTCTCACCGATATCCAGCGTGCGGCGAGGTTCTACTACCTGCAGAAAAGTTGCTTTGGCGGCAAGCTGGAAGGGCAGACGTTCGGCACGAGGACAGCCGCCCCGCCGAGCTTGAACCTGATCCGGCTGGAGGAGGATCTGTCAGCGGCGCATCTGCGGCTTTCCGGTGCGTATATCGAGCGCCTGGATTGGACCGAGTGCATCGATCGTTACGATCGCCCGCATACGCTGTTCTACTTGGATCCGCCGTATCTCAACACGGCCGGTTATGGCGTTGCGTTTCCGTTCGAGCAGTACGAGAAGATGGCCGAGCGCCTGCGGTCGCTCAAGGGCCGCGCGATCGTGAGCCTGAATGATCACCCGGAGATCCGGCGGGTGTTCGACGGATTCCATATCGAGACGGTGCCGATCCAGTACACGGTTGGCCTGGAGGCCGCGAGCCGCCATGAGGTGATCATTTCGAGCTGGGACGTCGGCGCCGAGCCGGCCGGGTTGTTCTAAGCCGTGGCGCGAGCGGGGCAGCCCGCTCGCGCGATGTCATTACGCCTGGGCTCGACGGGTGCGAGCGCGGCCGATTGCGACGTTCGCGATCCAGACGAGCAGGCCACAAACGATGATCGACGCAATCAGTATCGCCAGCATGCCCAGCGCCGGTAGGTCGACAGGGTTCGCAAATTCTTCGCGGCCGGTTACGTGGAGCAGCATACGCAACGCGTGATCCATCCACTCCGGCATGTCTCCAGCTTGACTGATGATGCTCGTCCCGAGCACCCACCCACCGATCAGCGTGACAATTACGTCCAGCACGATCAGTATAGCTTTCTTCATTTAACCTCGATCGTTCCATAGGCGTTGAATGACGAACCGAGCACTGGCAAGTCTGCGACTCGGCGGCAGAGGGGGAGAGTTTCGAGGATCAGATGTCCGTGTATCTCGGTAAAAGATCTTGGTCAACTAATCGAATTTCGATACGGTTCGCTGTCTCGACATGTTCGGAGTTGTCCATCGAGAATGGGGCGTCTACTACGCTGACGATGATTGTACCGATCTGCTTCCCGTCTATGGTAACGGGCAAAAGGGCATGTGCTTCGGGCACCTGTTGCGACGTGATTGGCTTTGGCAGGTACAGCATCCATCCGACGCCGGGTTTGTCGTCGAACACCTGCTTGTCGGCATAACCCTGCGGCTCGACGGTCACGTATGCCGGGTTAGTCTGTCGGGCGATAGTATCGACGATTGCAGCGACTTGCTCGGCGGAAAATTCGCGCTCGTCGTTGAAGTCGGCTTCGATCTTTTTCGGTCGCTCCTTGGCTGCAACGAGATAGGTTAATACCGCTCCCGTGCGTTGATCGTCGCCACCGTCCCATAAAGAGATGATCTGCGGTCGGTGCTCTGCTCCTTCAAACTCGGTCCGCAATACTGCTAGTGCGGCAGTCGTTGGAGTCCAGTTCTCAAACGCTGGATACAGATGTGCTTCTTCTTTTGAGTCGCCGGTCAGGAACCATTGAGCGAACCGGGGGGCGCTAGCATGTATCGCCTCGGCGATCGCTCCGAGTTGTTCGAAGACGGTTGGCAGGTTCGATGCATCATGCAGCGGATCTCGAAAGCGGGAAGTGATTTTCATGGTCAACCAGTGACGACGTAGGGAATTCCGTTTTCCGCAAGCGTGGTGCGGAAATAGGACATCGTTAGCGGAGTCTGGAAATAGTACTGGAGTTTGGTGGGCGGGTTTGCATGTACCTTCATCGCGCGCTCTTCTATCTCAACCGTGATTTTGGAAAGCCCTTTGAACCATGTAACCGGCTTCTTCGTCTGCGGATCGAAGAACTGATCATAGTCACCTTTCGCTTCCTGCAAGAGGCATTCCGGTTGCTGGAACCCGTCGAAATCCGTGCCGAGCCATGCCCATTCTTCGCTCCATCCTTCCTCGACACTGTACGGTCGGCCGGTGATGCGGCCTTGATACTCCCGAGGTTCACGATTCATGTGGTAGCGCCGACGTGCCGGCACACCGGTTTGCTCGGGCGGGCATTGCTTACACTTTTCTCCAGTGCGAGGAAGGGCGCGCACTGCTGGCGTTGCGCTGCTCTGATCCTTTGTCGTGTCACCCGATAGGCTCGCCGTTCCTGCCACCGCTGTCCCGCCCAACAAGGCGGCGCCAACTCGCGCCAATACTGGCCCAAGTTCTACCGCTGCTCCCTCGATTATCGGCACTGCCAGTCCCGCCATTTCGATCTCCCTCAGTGTATTTCGGATGGTCGATACGCCATTTGATGACGCGAAGGTAATCACGGAAGCGCTCATCGGCCGAGCGGCCGGGCCGAGTTAGCCAAGCGCGTATCGCTGGCTTCTCGTAGAAATTCGGCGCGTACGCCTCGATTCGAAGAAAGGCGGCCACGTTGTCGTCGGACTGGATGTCAAGCCGACGAGCGGCGAGATACGCTTTCCAGAGGCGCGTAGGCAGGTTGTCGTCGTCTACCAACTTCGGATCCGCTTTGACGAGATCCTGTCGGATGCGCTCGACGTATATGCGTGCATCGATCTCGGCAAGACCTGCGACCTGTTCGTCTGTCAGTTCAAGCATGCGGATGTACTCCCTTCAGTGTTCCGTTCAATTCGACGAGCCAGTCGAAGGTCGGGACAAAGAACTGCATGCGCTGACTGAAGGTCATCAGTGATGCCATGTCAGCGGCTATGCGCGCGTCGTAAAACCGAAATAGCGCCATGCGCCCATCCGGCAAACGCACGTCGAGTCGATGACGCAGCTCGTCGGCCAGTGATTCGATCGAGTAGGCACTAATCAACCACGATACGCCAGTAGGGCCAGCTGCCATTGCAGAGAGCGCGTGTCGGATGCTGCTGGATGCTTGTTGCCAGGCGAGCAGCCATGGGCCCGCTTCGGCGAGCGACGCGTCTGGAGTGCCGTCGAACAGTGCGACTGCTGCTTGAGATCGTTGCGGCGCGGAGCCTCCGGCTGCATCCGCGAGCAGTAAGCCGTCGACGAGCGCATACAGGTGCGCTCGTATGGTCACCTGTTGTTGTCGCAGGGAGAAAAACGCTTCGATTGAGACGTTCGTCATGAGCCTATCCGCGCGCAATCATTGTCGCGGCGTTTTCGGCCGCAGACTTCAGGCATTCAAGGCAGAGCGTTGAGGATGGGGCTAGCCCTGTGGCGGCAGCGACGGCACCGCCAGTCATTGCTTCGCCCGCGCCGACGTCGTCTAGTGTCATGGACGATTGGCTGGCGATGAGCGTGGCGCCACATGCGGTTTTCATGCCGTGGATGGCGGTATCGCGGCCCGCGATTTGGTGCGGGTAGCGACGCCCGGTGGCGGGGAGGATGGGGAACACCCCTTTGCACTGTGGGCAAAGTACCTTGTGACCCACGCCCGCGATGGGTTTCCCGTCAATGGTGGCGGTCGCGCTGCCCTCCAGCACGCGCCCACCATGCGTCGTCGTGTCGCCGACGCAGATCATGGCTCGGCTCAT